CTCATACTCATCGTGATGCAATGGGTTTTAAGCGTCAATCAGTTGTTAATGGTACGAAGGGCGACCAGGAATGGGGTGCAAAGTATAGGGTGTTAGAATATATTAATGAGTTTATGAAATCTGGCGAAATTAAATTCATGGAGAAAGCGTGGTGTATCTGTCTTAAACAGGAAATTCTTACCGACAATACAATAGACAAGGAGGCTCGAAGTAAGTTTTATGACAAGTGTCGTGAATTCTTTATTCCGAATATCGTTCAATATATAGTTGCTCATTTAGTTATGAAAGATAGACAAATGTTTGAAAGAGGGTGGATGATAAAAATAGGGTATAAACACTGGAAGGGAGGTGCCTTCGTGCTCGCGGAGCAGTTAAAGTATTTTGATGCCAATATGCGTTATTTTGATGGTGATTTTAAGGGACTGGACACTACGATTAATCGAGTTCTTCTTGAACTTTATTCTTCACAGGCTCTCGTGTACTATGATCCGACTTCACCGGACTATAATTTATTGTTAAAATTACTTGAGCTGACTACCAGCAACCTCTCGGTAAAAGTAGTTCACATATTCGCTCGCGTCTGGAAGATAATTATTGGTATTATGCCTTCTGGCGCTTTCGAGACGTCGCACGGTAATTCATGGATCGTAGGGTTACTATTCTGGGTGTTTGTAGCTGACGTGATTAGAAAGAATCCGTCTAGATCACCTCAGATATATGATATGATCAAGGAAGGATTTGTGCAAATTCCAATTTACGGAGATGATAACATCGGTGCAGTGCATGTTGATATTTATGATTTAATCAATGGGCCTGCTTGGGCCGAATGGTTAAAAGTTAATTGGGATATGACGTTGCATAAGATAACCACACATACCAGTGTTGTCAGTATACCTGATGCGTACGGTGGATTGAAGAAAAAAGGACCAGTATGGCTGAAGCGCTACTTTATAGAGACTCCTGAAGAGTTTGGTCCTGGCTTACCACCGATTCTACCTTATAAGAACATTTCAGATATAATAGCTAAATTAGCCTGGGGAAACCAAGTCAAAGCAAGCTATGGTGCGTACGCTATTTCCGCAATAGGAATTGCGTATGATACTATGGGTACGAATACTGTAGCTTATAATATGGTTAAGAGTTTCTTCGAATATGTTTGTGCGCTAGGAGGTTTTGATTCAATGCACAGTCTGAAAGCAGCGTTTTTGGAAAAGGTTGATATCCATAATGATGTACTTCGCGTAGCACGAAAAGCATGTGTAACCGTTGATGAGCTATTAAAAGGTTTTCCAACACAACGGCAACTTCTCGACATGCATATGTTAGATCGTGCATATTGTGATTTCTCTCCTGCCTTTGGAAGGTACTCAGCCAGTTTTACGCAAGACTGGGATGAATGGGATAAGAAGGTCGATCAAGATGGAGGACCCATGCCCGGAGGGGTAAAAGCGCGCCAGCGCGCA